CAAAAAGGCACAAATATCTCAACTTCCGCGCGACGCGGTGTAACATCTTAAAGGAAAACATCTTATGATACATGAACTTATTGCAATCTATGACTTAAAAGCTCAACTCTACGGTAAACCTGTATGCGTCGTTTCTGACGCTTCTGCAATCCGCTCATTCGGAGACGCTGTCAATGATCCACAAACTGAATACAATAAACACCCTGAGGATTATATCCTCTTCAACATTGGTCAGTATGACGATAGCACTGGCAACTTCGAACAATCCACTCCAACTGAACTGGCTAAAGCTCTTGCTCTTAAAGAGCGCGCGACACCTCCTTCCTTAGCTGAGGTTGATCCAGATCAATTACGTTTTGTTTAAAATTTGGATAAAAAATTTAATTAAGTATAAATAAGGAAAAACTCATGTCTCAAAACGGAAACTCCCACGCCCCTTCACTCCCTTCTGTCATGTCGCATGACTTCTCTAGAGCTCCTCGCGCCGATATACAACGCTCTTCATTTGACCGCTCTTGCGGTTATAAATCAGCGTTTGACGCGGGGAACCTCATCCCCTTCTTCTGGGACGAAATTCTCCCAGGGGATACATTCAATGTAAAGGCAACTATTCTTGCCCGCCTTGCAACTCCAATCTACCCTCTAATGGATAATATCTATCTCGACACTCACTGGTTCTTCTGTCCTGAACGTCTCCTATGGGAAAACTGGAAAAAATTCTGTGGAGAACAAGATGACCCTAATGATAGCATTGACTTTGTTATACCTGTTCAAACTGCACCCGCTGCGGGATATGCTGAAAATTCTCTTGGTGATTATCTTGGCATTCCTCCTGACGTAGCTGGCATGGAAGATGTCCGAGCTGCTCCCTTCCGTATGTATAACCGTCTATGGAACGAATGGTTCCGTGACGAAAATCTTCAAGATAGCCTCGTCGTCGATAGAGACGATGGGCCTGATCTTGATACTGACTATGTCTTAAATAAACGTGGTAAACGCCATGACTACTTTACTTCTTGCCTACCATGGCCTCAAAAAGGTGACGAAGTTATCCTTCCTATTGGCTCCTCTGCCCCTGTCGCTTTCGACGGCGCAAACGGCGCACAAATTGGCGTAGTTTCTACCGCCCAAGGAACTGATACACGCGGCATGGCCGCAGGTGGCTCACTCTTAACTCAAGCAGGAACAATCACTGCTAACGGTCTCTATGCTGACCTCTCTGACGCTGCTGGCGCAACAATCAACCAATTAATTGAAAGCTTTGCTATTCAAGACCTTCTCGTGAGAGATGCACGGGGGGGAACTCGTTACACTGAAATCGTGCAATCGCACTTCGGCGTAACCTCACCAGATAGCCGCCTCCAACGAGTTGAATATCTAGGTGGTTCCTCCCGCCCGCTCTCCTTCTACTCTGTCCCTCAAACTGGCGAAAGTAATACAACTCCACAAGGTAACCTTTCTGCCTACGCCCTCGGCGAAATCAATAATGAAGGTTTTACAAAATCCTTCACTGAACACGGCATCGTAATGGGCTTAGTCTCTGTCCGTGCCGATCTAAACTATCAACAAGGCCTACTCAAAAAATGGTCTCGTCAAACACGCTATGACTTCTACTGGCCTTCACTCGCTAATCTTGGCGAACAAGCTGTTCTCAATAAAGAAATCTATCTTCAAGGAACTTCTGCTGACCAAGACGTATTCGGCTACCAAGAAAACGATAGCGAATACCGTTACAACCCTTCTCTTATCACTGGTATTATGCGCTCACAAGCTGCTGCAAACATCGACGAATGGCACCTTGCCCAAGACTTCGGATCACTCCCTACTCTCGGCGATACCTTCATTCAAGAAGACCCACCAATCGACCGTGTTATCGCTGTACCTTCTGAACCTCATATTATCTTCGATAGCTACATTAAAGCGATCTGCGCGCGCCCTATGCCTCTATACAGCGTACCTTCGCTCAATACACACTTCTAATCAAAGCCGTCTGCAAGACGCCTAGCAAAGGACACACAATGCAATTCATCGCTGAAAACTGGGAAGCCATCCAAACAATCTTCGCTATCATAGGTGGCATCCTTGTAGGCAAATACAAACCAAGGTAACCCCATGAACATATTCCAATTACAGGAAATGGCTGAAACCAATGGCCTAGCAAATAAACCTCACTTCATCGGCGCCGCAATCGGCGCTGCTGCTGGCTTTCTAGCATCTAAAAATTCCGACAAACAATCTGCCAAAAATGCTGCTAATGCTCAACAACATTCTGACTACCAATTAAAAAACAAACATCAATGGGAGGTCGACGACCTCAAAAAGGCTGGTCTCAACCCCGTACTCTCCGCTCACGGTTCTGGCTCTGTCGGATCATCTGCCCAAGCTCAATCATTCGATAAATCTGCTCAAGCCGCAAAAGGCGCAGAAGCTCTCAC